CCAAGGGCAATGGTTTCGTGGTTATAGCGAGCTGTGAAAGCCTCTTGTGCATTGTCATAAGCGATGGCAGAACCCTCGTTTTTGACTGGTGCAGCGGAGAAGCCAGACAGTTTTGTTTCTTCTTCAAACGAACGCTCAGAGGTCTCAGTATCGTAGATCTCTTTGTGTTGTTCACCATATGTTGCGTACTCAAGACCAAACAATGCGTTTAGACCTGGGAGCAACTCTTTCAGTAGTTGTGCACGTGAAATAGCCATTTTCTAAGCTCCTTATACGCCAAGTGGGTTGTTGTACTGATGCATAGTCGCATTTATCTTAACGATAAACTCAACAAATGAATCGGTTCCTGTTGCTGTATCTCTTACCACATCAATAATACGAATAGGTAGAGTATTAGTAGTAGCTTGCGTACCTTCATTAATCGCTACAGCGGAGTTACCAGTGGTGGTAGATCCAGCGTTTTGAATTAGCTCAATATTATTGCCGATGGCAGAAATGCCCATTGGAGCAACAGTTGTGCCTGAAGAACAAGAAACTACCTGAAACAATGTGTCAGGATCGTCCGCAACAACTGCAAAAATCTGAGTTCCAGATTTGATTTGCTGACTTGCTGGGTAGAACTGTTGTTGCTGAACTTGACCAGTAGAAGCATTGGTAAAACTAACACCTAAAAATATACCGCAAGGTGTAGCTGTAGCTGTGCCAGTATCTTTTTCAATCGTTCCATCAGAAATACGTTTTACTAAATCGCCATAGAAAATGTTTGTGTTGTAACCACTTGCAATTTGCATTTGACGAGTTGCTCCCGCAAAGACCTGACCGCCAATTAGATTGACTGGTTTTAGTCCATAGGGGGCTGATACGGTTGGGTAAGCCATATTAAACTCCTAAATTAAAATTAACCTTTACCAAAGGTAGTCGTAGACTTGCTCTCTTTAAAGAGCGGCATCCTTGGGTCACTTTGGCGCATAAGGCTACTGTCTACAGCTTCCATTTGATTTTCTGCTTGCTTTTGGTAATGTGAATTACGTTGAGCAACAAATTCTTCTGGAGTCTTGCAAAGCAATAACCCGCCAATCTCAATATTGTCCTTAAAGCGACTATTGGGATCAACTAGCAGTTGAAACTTGGGTTGTTCTTCAATTGCCACAGGTTCCCAGCCTTCTCTTAGTTTCCCAGAGAGATTGCGAGGGTCCGCCTGATTCAGCGTTGAAGTACGAATCCATCTATATGCATACCCAGCCTGTTTGTCGGGCTCAGGGAGCAATTCTGCTGGCGCCCACTGCTTAGGGCGTTCGCTTGTTGCACGAGTATCTAATTCACGAGTCAGTCTATTTTCAGCCATTTGAAGCCTCCAATTTTTGTTGTTCACGGGCATAAACTTCGGGTGTAAGACCTAGCTTTTTGATCAAGGTCATTTGTGACTGCTTTAACCGTACCTGTTTGGAGGACGTTGAGCGAGTCGCCGGAGCTACTACCGTACTTGGCTTCGCTTTCGGAGTTGTTTGTGACTCCTGATCTGGCTCAGCTTGACTACCTTCTTCCATAGTATCGAAATACTCTGGAAATTTTTTGCGCATTGTTTTGTCAATGTGCTTGAAGTATTGGTCACTACCTACGACTTTTGTACCGTACTCATCAACCAATTCTTCGTGTACCCCTACAGCAAAACTAGACATGGCTTTTTTGGCACCATACCAAGGATTTTCATCCAACCAAGCCTGGGTTTTGGGGTCAGTCTTGGGTTGTTGCTGTAATTGTTGTAGTTGTACCTCAGTTTTTTCATTTTGTAAAGCACTTGGCTTAAATTGTTTTGCCTGCTGCAATTTATATGTTGCTTCAGAAAGAGCCGTTTGGGCCTCAACAATGCGATCTGAATCACCAGACTCAAGGGCTTCCTTGTACTCACGCTTAGCCATAGCTAATGTAGTGTCGGCAGCGTTTTGTACCGTCTCTATATAGGTCTTCTCGCCAGCATTGTATTGTTCTTTGAGTTGTTTATTCTCTTCAATAACCTGTTTTGCTAGGTCAAATGCCGCTTTTTGTTCCCGCATAGCATCGTCTTTAATTCGACGCTCGTCGTTCCAAGCCTTTTTATAGGCTTTAATCCGGGCTATTTGGGCTTTAGGATCTAGATTTTCATGTTCTTCATCAGAATCTTCTAGCTTTTTAATTACTTCTGCAGGTAGTGGCTCCCGATTCCGATCCTCTGGGGGAGTATCGTCTTCAACAATATACTCAACTTCTTCCTCAGCTTCTAAGGGTTTACCCTTAGCTTCTTCTGCTTCATGAGGGAATTTAAAGTCATCTTTTTCAAATTCAGCCATTTTGTGGGCTCCTTAGATAAATTTGCGTGTAATCCCACGGGGGTCTTGGACTACAGCCTCCACAGAATCATCGTTAATAATGCGAAATTCTCGTCCGTGTATTACCAGTCTTGTCCCGGCATTAGGGCGAACTAGAATAAAATCCCCTTCTTTACAGTAAGGGCCATTCGGGAAACGTTCTTTGTCTTTGTAGCAGTCTGAACCTAAGCTAACTACAAATAGAACTGTAGTCAAAACTTCATCGTTCTTAATAGTTAAGTCAGATTTAGCGATACCACTTTCGTATGTATCCTCTGTTTCAGGTATAGCACAAAGAATGCGATACCCAGCTGGAGTAGGTAATTGCTTTGCTTTCTCGGCTTCTGTCGCCTCAAAATTTATTGATCCTACAATTTGCGGTTTATTGGGGTTTGTGCCAATAAGGATTTCACTCATTAGAATGCTCCATTTTTTGTTTAAGGTCTAATATTTCCTGCTTTGCGAAGAGCAGACCTTTAATCTCTCCACAAATTCTTTGGTACTCGGCATAGTCCTTTGCTTGTCCAGAAGCTATCCAATCCCGTTTTGCTACCACTTCTTTGTCTAGGTTTTGTACTAGAACATCAGCTGCGTCCATCATTGTCCTTTGCGTTGCTGCATTTGAGCCTTGGCTTTAGCCAGATCAATACCTAACTTGGTGCCTATTTCCTTCTCTTTTGCCTCTCGGTTTTTGGCATCCTCATTAACTTTAATAGTTGCGTTCATAGCTGCAATCTTCTCTTGCGACTCTATGCGGTCACGCTCAATCTGTAATTGATCGGCTTTACCAGCAGCATCAGCGGCAAGTTTCTTAGTTTTAAGCTCAAGCTCGCCTTGTTTAAGTTGAAGCTCTTGTTGTTGTAACTGGATAAGTGGATCTTGTTGAGCTTGTTGCGCTTGCTGTGCCCGTATCTCATTAGTATCTCGTTGCAATAAAGTTTGAGCTGCTTGTGCTGCCAATTGAGATACCCGAACTTCGAGTTCTTGTGGCATAACTTTATCCTCTGCCTCATCGTCATCAGGATGGAACGGTAACTCAATACCCATTTCCATTTCCATTTGCTTGCGATACTCATAAGCAACGTGTTCATTGATGTGTGCCATCATTGCGCCCTGCATAGCCTGTGCCTGCGGATTTTGCCCAACTAACTGCATAATCTTTGGATCTCGCATAGCAGACATATGCACCGTAATGTGTGCCTGATGATCTTGATAATAAAACGCCTTGACTGGTTTCATCATTAAGATGTTTTGATTTTCAGTAACAGGATCGATCGGCTTCTGATCTTCTGGTAATTTAACCAACTGCTGGGCATTTTTAATACCCAACACATCTAGCATCTGACGATGTAGTTTTGGCATGTTATATATCTGTGGAGCGCCTTGAGCTAATTGCAATACTGCTTGATATTGCACAATCTTCTGAGCCATTGTTGCTGCATTTGGATCCGAGACTGGAATAACCGCAATCATGTCGTAATCAGACTTCTTCGCTCTTGGCGAACCTTCTACTGGCTCATATGTATAAGTATCTGGAGTGTAATCACGAATGATGTCACGAAGTAACTTGAGCTCCTCTTTAAATGAGTAGTGGATGCGGGCTTGTACAGCGGACATTACTTTTAATGTACGCTCCAGAATAGCTAAAGTTGTGCCCACAGGTGCTTGCGCACTCATGTCGCTTACCTTCATATCTGCTGCAGAAGCAAAGCGACGGCCTTCTTCAATGATTTGATTCATTAGTTGCGCTAGAACCTGACTAGGTTCTTTATATGGCAACGTCATCAAATTATCTTTGATTGTTCCACTGGGCACATCAACGTCACGGAACTCTCCAGGACTTATGGGAGTGTCGTCACCTTTAACTCGCAAACCACGGGTTTTAAATCCGCCAGGCAGATTTGCCAATGATCCAGCATCAACGAGTTGGCGGAGGATACTAGTACCTGATTTAGCAAACGCCCCGATGAGGTGAATAAGACCAAAGCAATAGAAACCAAAACCGGGAACATAACCATAATGCACAAAATGCGAACGTTTTTTATGATGCTCATCTTCTGGCCTCCAATTACGACGGATTGCAAGAACTGTACTGTTAGCTTTATCTATAGTAATTATGTAAGGTAGTGCTATACCAGTAGGTTCTCCATCCTCTTCATCTTCATAACCAGGAAGATCAAGGTCAACTTGCATTTCAAGGATTTTGTAACGATCGTCTGTAGTAGCCCTAAAGCCCATTTTTTCAGCGATTTTCTTCTCAACTTCATCCAACGAGTTAACAGGTTCAGGTAACTCAACATCTCTCCAAAACCCAGCGTATTGCAACTTCTTAACTTCGTTTGGAGTCTTACGCATTACATGCGTGACTCGTGGTGAACTAGCTAAATCAGTAGCA